ATATTATTAATCAACTTAAAATGGGCATTAGTAATATCATTGTATTAAAATGATTGTGATGCGGTAAGGAGAATGATGATGCTAACTAAAACTGTAAACAAACTATGGCAAGGCAAGTATCTTTCAATCAGAACATATGAAGCTGAGAAGGCAATCAAAAGTGGTGGCATGAAGCTTTGCTATTTAAATAAGAAAATGTTTTTAACGCCAAAAGAAATTGAAGATCTAAAGCCAACTGGTAATATAATCAGATCCAAAACTGGCGGCAAAGATTACCAGTTAATCGATATTAAGTTTGATCCCAAAGATGAGGAAAACTAAATTATGAGAAGTGAAAGGACAGGATGGGTTGATCGTATGGAACTTGCCCCAAAGCAATTATCAACCCTGATCGCAATAAAAATACTTTCGATAAGAAATCAAGATATAACAGGCGAAACAGTCGCTAAACTTTTAAAAACAACCCGTCCAAGGGCGAGAGGTGTTATGCACTTGCTTGAGGGAAAGAAACTATGCCGCCCAGCTTTTAAAATGATGGATGGAAGTAATAGCTGGTCGTTTGCAATTACGGATCTTGGAAATCATGTTTTAAGGGCCAACATAGGAGATTGAGATGGCAAAGTGGGAAGTAACGGAACCGTGCGGAATGCTCGAAAAGCTACAAAAGAAATTCGGTGATGATAAGGTGAAATCATATATCTATGAGGAGCCGATGGAAGGCATCGATCCAAAAGACATTGAGGACGATGGATTTATCACGATGAGGTTTGGCGACAAATGATATGCAGTTTGATCGGGGTATTTGCAACAATGATCTGGCCAACCCAACTTGTTACGACTTGCCAGTACAAATGCCCCGAACAAAGCCCAAAATTTTATCTTAACTTGCATCGTCCATATGGATCGCAATGCGCAAAAAAATACACAAGGGAGTTTATGGTGGGATATACATCTGGATATACATCTGACGAAATAGGTTTTCAAAGCATCTTGTGGAAATCTAAGCAATGATCATCAACGCAAGCAAGCTAGTCCTATATAAGCCTCTCAAGCCTCTTATATTGACCAAGACACAATTCAACGGCGTAAGCCACGGTCTATCTGAGGCAGGCTACGACATTCGCATCAAGCAATCTATGTGGCTGCATCCATTTCGGCGTTTTAGATTGGCAAGCTCATTCGAACATTTCGATATGCCCAAGAATATGATCGGCATCGTCCATGACAAATCCACATGGGCAAGGCGCGGCCTCTCAGTGTTCAACACAGTGATCGAACCAGACTGGAAGGGCTTTCTAACTTTGGAGCTAGTATATCACGGCATCAAGCCACTGCACATCAGATCTGGATCTGGGATTGCACAGGTGATCTTTCACCAGATCCAAAGCGAAGCCAGCTACGGCGATGGCAAATACCAAAACCAAGCAGATGAACCAGTAGGTGCAAAATGACGCAAAAGGTCGCAAAATGACACGCAGTGAAACACTCGACCTCGCCAAGGGATTAATATCGGGACAGCGCCAGAAAGATTATGGCCCAGCGTCTGAAATGTTCGAAAGCATCTCTATCGGCTGGAATGTGATCATCAAGAAGGCAGGCGGTCAGGTAAGCCCAGCCCATGTCGCCCTGATGATGGATTGGTTGAAAACTTGCCGACTATCTGAGACAATTGATCACAAGGACTCGTGGATTGATAAATGCGGATACAGCGCACTAGGATCGGAGATAGCAATCAAAGATGAATGAAAAAACATTAATGGAAATGAAAAGGCTTCGTAACGTAAGAGATACGGCCTATTTAGAAATGCTCAATTCCAAAGGATCTGATGTCGAGGTGTGCAAGTCGCTCCTCGACGTTGCCGAAAGTAACTATAAGAAATTCATGAGTGAAAACGACCTATCAAATTATCACCACTGGTTCATCTAAATATGCTATCTTGACGAGATACCCCTACAAGATATAGAATACTTATGAAATCGGGGAAAGTTATGAATAAAATAGAGCCAGATATTTCCAAAACGCTCACAAGGGCTGGTGCAGGCCGTCCTAAAGGATCTGTGAACAAAGTGACGGGATTGCTCAAGGATGCCATCCTACAGGCCGCTGAGAGCGCTGGGAATAAGATTGGCGGCGATGGGATGGTAAGCTATCTCACGCATCAAGCAGAGGAAAACCCAAACGCCTTTATGGGACTGCTTGGCAAGGTTCTGCCGTTACAAATCAATGGCAGCGGTAAAGAGGGCGAACATGAGGTGATCTTTAAATGGCAGAAGTCGTAGAAATACCCTACGCGCCCCGTGCATTACTAGAACCATTCCACGACAGAACAGAGCGCTTTGCCTGCATAGTTGCACACAGGCGCTTCGGCAAAACAGTAGGAGCCATCAATGACCTCATTAAAGACTGCCTTACGGCGACTCTACCAAACACTAGAGTGGCTTACATTGCACCATATTATCGACAGGCCAAAGCTATTGTTTGGGACTATGCGAAGCACTATACGCAGACTATTCCAAACATCCAAGTAAACGAGAGCGAGCTTAGAATTGATTTCCCGAATGGTGCGCGACTTCGCCTGTTCGGGGCGGATAACTTCGATGCAATGCGCGGTCTTTACTTCGACAGTGTGTGCATGGACGAGCCTGCCGACTTCCCATCATCAGCATGGCCGACAGTCATAAGACCCGCCATTGCTGATCGTAAGGGCAAGGCAACTTTCATTGGAACCCCAAAAGGCAAGAATGATTTCTGGGCCATCTATGATCGCGCTCGCAACGATGATAATTGGTTCTGCGCCGTGTATAAGGCCAGCGAGACAACTGTGCTGGATCAGGAAGAATTAGACGATGCTCGCCGCACGATGGGTGAGGATCGTTATTTGCAGGAGTTTGAGTGCAGCTTTGAGGCGGCCATTCAAGGCGCTTACTACGGCACAGAGATGCAATTAGCTACTGAGGCCAAGCGCGTTAGTGTGGTGCCGTATGAGCCATCTGTGGCCGTTGTGACGGCGTGGGATCTGGGAATGTCTGACAGCACGGCCATTTGGTTTGCCCAGCGCGTTGGTCAGGAAATGCGGATCATCGACTTCTATGAGGCATCAGGCGTTGGCCTTGATCACTATGTGAAGGTGATTAACGACAAGGGCTACGTTTACGACCAACACATACTGCCGCACGATGCACGGGTCAGGGAGCTTGGCACGGGCAAGACACGGGTCGAAACGCTCAACGCTCTTGGCCTCACCAATATCGAGATTGCGCCTAGCCTATCGCTGGATGACGGCATCCAAGCAACTCGCATGATGCTCCGCACGGCGTGGTTTGATGAGGAGCATTGTGGTCGCGGCATTGAGTGCCTGAGACAGTATCGCAGGGACTGGGATGAGAAGGGCAAGACATGGAGAATGCGACCATTACACGATTGGACTTCGCACGGCGCTGATGCAATGCGATACCTTGCCATTGGATATAAGGCGCAGGCAATCTGGGATAAGCCGCTGCGCCGAAACATTGGCGGCATCGTCTAGCATAAATTAACTTTGTATGGTATTATTTGTCAACATTTGACCTTTAAGCCCTTGAGAAGGATTAATCATGGCTGAGAAAGAAAAGAAAGAAAAGAAAAGCTGGGGTTATAAAGACTCAAAGTCTGGCAAAAAGGTTTCCGCGCTTAGAGATATGTTTGATGGTGGTGGCCGTGGTGGTTCTGGTGCTTCTTTCTCAACAATGTCAAACGCTGATTACAAAGCGGCTGGCGGTAAAGATCGTGATCCAAATGTAGCGCCGTCTGGTTTTACCCGTCAGACACAAGATGGTCGCGGCGAGACACTAACAGGATTTCGCGGCATGATGGCAAACCCAGCTATAGGTGGTTTGCTTGGAGCTTTTACTGGCGGCATTGGTGGTGCTGCAATGGGTGCGCTTCGCCCTGCACTGGGCAATCAGATCCGTTCAAATGGTGGCTTGCTACAAACGCTTGGCCTTCAGAGCAAGCTTGCGCCTAATGCATCTATGCGCCCACAAGCTCGACCAGCGGGATTGGGTGCTGTTCCAGCAAGCGTTGGTCAGCAATCCAGTATGCAAGCAGGCCCACAAGACTTTTACGGCCTTGCTCGCAATCCAGCAATGAATGCTCCACTTTCATCAATTGGCATGAGTGGTGTTGGAGTAGGTTACGATCCAAGCAACTGGAATGTTATGCAAGCCACAACTCAACCAGCGGGAACGCCATACAGCAACACTAATGGGCCTATGGGCGCTTTGGGATCTAAAGTAATGCCGAATGCATCAAATGGAATGCCTCCCAGCGGTATGAGTGATCAAATGTATTCAAGCTGGCTGCGCAACCAGCGCGGCAAAATTAATGTTGATAACATGACCCCAGAAGGTTTGCGGTATATGTATGAAAATTACCGTAACAGCCCAGCTTTTCAATAACAGGGAATAATCTCACATGGGTATTTGGGATATATTCACGCCAGACGCTGGGCAAAAGCGCCGTCAGTGGCTGAACCAAAATGTTGATA